GGCTGGGCGTTCGAGGTCGAGAAGATCTCGGGGACCTGGGTGAGCGGGAGGAGGAACTCGCCACCGTTCGTCGAGCCGGTGATCGTGCGGGTCATGAGGTCGACGCGCTTGAGGCACTCGGCCTCCTTCTGGCTCGACGGGCCCTTCGCAACGGCGCGAAGGAAGGAGCCGATGTTCTTGAAGCCCTTCGCGAGCTCACGACGGACGTCGTCCTGGGCGTCCTTCATCCCGGCGAAGTCCTGGCGCTCGGCGCCAGCGTCCATGCGGACGAGGCCTTCGTCGCCACCCTGGCGCGAGATCTCGGCGTCAGCGGTGAACTCTGCGGCGGCCTGGGCGCGCATCTCGAGCGCGCGGATGTCGGCGGTACGCTTCTCGACTTCCTCGTGCGTGAACGAGGCGGTCGGGTCCATGAGCTCGCTACGGAGCTTGTGCGCCTGTTCGCGAAGATCATTCGCGGCGCGGTTCTTGGAAACAAGTGGGGCCTTCATGGCTGGGAATCCTGTGTCAGACGGTGAATGTGGCCCGGACGGCGTTCGCCCGGTCCTGGAGGGGGACGTACTTGGCCGAGGCGGGGCTCGAGGACGCGGTCACGGTCGCGGTCGTCGTCCTGACGACGGGGGCCGTGGAGGCGGTCTCGGAGCGGGTCTCCGGCATGTACGCGGACAGCACCGCGAGGCGATCGCTATCTGGGAGCGCATCCAGAGCGACGCGAGCGGCCAGCGTGAGGAGTTCCGTCTCCGTGCGCTCGGAGGGGACCTCCTCGGAAACTACAGAGGGGGCGGGCTCGTTCCTGGCCGACGCGATTTCGGCGCCAGGGACGGCGGGCATCGGGGTAATCGAGACCTCGCGGAGCTCGATCTCGGTGAACTTCTCCACCGGCTTCCCGTCGACCTGGATCATCTCCGACTGACGCGGGATGAAGCCGATCGAGAAGCCGGTCGAGGCACCGGAGGCGAGGACGGCCTTGACGTACTCGAGCGCCGCGCGGCCCTCGGCGGTGTCGAAGACGTCGGCGGTCATGATGAGGCTCTGCTCGGCGTCGGTCATCGAGGTGATGACGCCGACGTGAGCCTTCGAGGTGCGCTCGTGATCCATAAGGAGCGGAACCTTCCGGGCGGCGACGCGCCCGTCGATCGAGCGCTTCGCGCACTTCCGCGCGAAGAGGGTGCCGTAGGAGTCGACGACGTCATACGTCAGGGCGACCCCGGAGACCCGTCCCGCGATACCGGGCGGCAGATCGTCCTCGGCGCGGACCTGGATCGTCGCGTCGGTGAGGTGCCAGAGGGTTTCGCGGGCGGGCTTCGGCATCGGTTACTCCTTCGGGGAGATGTCGGGCTTCGGTTCGGTCTGCGGGGTATCCTGGGCCGCCGGGGCAATCTTGCGCGCCAGCACGGCGGAGGCCTCGGCTACCTGGAGGCCGCCCGACTTACAGGCGAGGTCGATCAGTTGGAGGAGAGCGGCGGCTTCGTCCTTCGTGAACTCTACGGCGGTCATGAGAACCCTCGGCGGATGGTGAAAAGCGTCCCGCGTCACGCGGGAAGGTCAGAGTAAGCTAACACACAACGACAGTTGATTACCTCGGCGGCTGGCGCGCCAGGGTCGAGCGGATACATGAGGCGATTCCCGGCTTCCGTCATGAAGGGCTCGTCGATCCCGACGACGGTCCCGTTCAGCGCGCGGTGCGTGTCTCGCGCGTCCGAGAACGAGAGCCACTCCTTCGTCCGGTAGAGGTCGCCCATCTCCTTCGCTTGATCGTAGGAGCCCTGGGCCAGGGCCCCGGCGGACTCGGTGCGGGCGATCGCGTTCGACCGGGTCGTCACCTTGTCCTCGCCATAGACGGCGCGGCCCACCAGGCGGGCGGTCTCGGTTATGGTCAGCCCGGCGCGCTCCGAGGCCTCGATCACGGCCAGGACCTCGCGCGCGGTCGTGTCCCCGATGAGCTCGGACAGGCGGGCGGCGCGCTTCCGGATCGCCTCCCGGACCGTCGCGACGGAGCGCTCGGTGAGGCCGGACTCGACCGTATCGCTCGCCACCTCGGCGCCGACCCCGGCCACCTCGGTCGCCCCGAAGGCGTAGGAGTTCGCGACCAGGGGCGTGAAGCTCTCGCGCCAGGTCTCCTCGATGTCCCCGCCCATGCGATAGGCCTCGAGGACGCGGGTCCGGGCCTCCTGGAAGTCATCGGCGGTCGAGATAGCGCGCGAGACCTTTGGGCGCTCGGCGCGGAAGAGGGCCTCGGCGGTCGCCTTGTAGGTCTGCTCGGTGCGGTCGAGCTCGGTGTTGACGCGGAGCCAGCGGGCGCGCTTCTGCTCGAGGGCCGGGTCAGCGACCGGCATCTCCGAGCGCTCGACCTTGTCCTTCGCCTCGGACAGGACGTTCCTCATATGGTCGAGCCCGCGATCGCCGACGGCGAGCCATTTCACCTGGGCGACGACGCCGTTCAACTGGAAGTCGCCCCGATGGCGCGCGATCCAGGCCTCGCGGAGGCGGATAGCGTTCTCCTCGGCTTCACCGTCGGGCACCCCGCCCCGCTTGGCGATCGGCGCGAGCTTGGCGAACTGCTCGTTCCCCTTCTCGTTCCCGGCCTTCGACCAGATCTCGGGCCAGTTCTCCTTGAGGTCCTCGGCCTCGTCGAGCGGGAACTGCTCCCACTCGGAGTTCCGGAGCGTCACGGCCTTGTCGTCGCCCTCGTCGGGGAAGTTCGTCACTCCCTCGGCGCGCGACTCCTCGAGCTCCTCTTCTTCGTCCTCGTCCTCGAGCTCGTCCTCGTCCTCGTCTTCGACGACATCAGGCGTCGCGCCCTCGGCCTCCATCTCGCCTTCGGGCATGTCCTCGGTCTCGGCGTCCGCGATCTCCTGTTCGGGGACCTCGGTGTCACCGCCGACCTCGGGCGTCTCGTTATCGGTCTGGACCGGGTCCAGGATGGTCGAGGGGTCGATGACCGCGACGGCGGCGGGGATCAGGTCACGGCCCGCCGTCTTGAGGAGGCTATCGGTCGGGATCGGGAGCGGCGAGAGCTTGATCGCGGCGCGGCTCTCCTCCCAGGTGCGGAGCCCGGCGTCGAACTCGGACCGGATGCGGGTCGAGGTCTCGGTATCGTTCTCGACCAGGTCGCGGAGTCGGTCGTGATCATAGGAGACCCAGACGTCGCCGAACTCGGGCGCGAGCCAATGGTTGAGCTCGTCCTCGAGCGCGGAGAACATCGGCTCGATCGTATGCTGGACGAGGCGCGCGCGGGCTTCGGCGTACTGGATGCCAGAGAGGCCCGCGTCGCTCGAGGCGGACGCGATCCCGATCATCCGGGGGTCGACCCCGAAGGCCGCGCAAATGTCCTCGCGCGAGACGCGTCGAAGATCCGGGAACTCGAGATCGGAGAGCGTGAAGCCGAGGGGCTTGATGTCCTTCACGGCGCCGAAGAAGGCGGGCGTCCCGCGCTTCCCGCGATCGACGACGCGCGCCTTATAGCGGTCTTGCATCGCGGTGGCGTCCTCGGTCGTCGCTTCGTCGGACATGAGCACCGCGAAGGTCGGCGTCCCGTCGTTCGTCACGACCTGGCGGACGTACTGCGTCGCCTCGTTGTCCGCGAGCATAGAGCCGATCGCGGTCGCGCCGCGCGGATAGCCGAAGACCTCGGCCTCGAAGGGGCGGCCCATGTCCAGGTCGCGGAAGTGAAGCATGTCCTCGACGGGGATCTGCACGATGATCCCGGCCCAGTTCGCATAGTCGTAGCGACGCGGATCGCCCTCGGGGTCGATCCAGACCTGTTGCATCGACTCGGCGTTGACCGCGCGAAGGCCGACCGGCGGACGGTTCGGCGCGGTGCGATCCATCTGGAAGAACGCGTTCCCATATCCCAGGTAGTCGACCGCGAAGCGCGCGCGGAACTGGCGCGCGGTGAAGCGCGGCCCAGGGTAGTCGAGGAGCTTCTGGAGCGGATGGTCTTCGGGGACGCGGGTCTCGAAGTTGCCCCGCTCCTGGAGCACGACGAGCGGGACCGAGGCGACGACGTCCGCGACGGCGCGGATGCAAGCGTGGACGACGGGGTGCCGATTGAAGCCCTGGGTCCGGATGGTCGAGCCGTCGTAGCGGTACTCGCCGGGGTTCGCGGTGCGGACGAGGGCCATCTGCGGCCCGCCGGGCATGTTGGGATAGGTCAGCGGCACGATCGCGCGCGATTCCTCGGCGGCCTCGGCCTTCTGCGACAGGACGCGGAGCGCATCGCTCACGCGCGAGAGGAACGGTCGGCGCTTGTTTTCTGGCAAGTTGTGAGCCCCGCGTTAGGAGTCTGCCACCGCTAACACTACGCGAGAGCAAGCAAGCGCGCAAGGCGTCAAGCTACACGACGAAGACCGAGGGCCCCTTCTTGATCAGCGGCGCGAGCGCGTAGCGGACCGCGTCCCAGATGTGATCGTTCCCGGCGACCAGGTGCGGGAGGACCTCCTCGGTCCTCGGGTCGGTCTTGTAGCGCCAGAGCCGCGCCTCCTCGATCGCCCGCTTGCATCGGGGGTGGATGACGATGTCGGTATAGCTCCGGAGATGCTGGATACCGTCCTGGACGGAGCCCGACCATTTCGGCGCGGCCTCGGTGCGGAACCCTCGCTTCTTCATCTCGGCGATGGTCTCGGGCCTGGCGGAGTCGGCGCGGATCGCGTAGCGCCTCGAGTCCGGCACCTCGTCGAACGCGCGAACGGTCGCGTCGGTGTCAAGCTGGACCCCGCCCGCCTCGTGCTCGAGGTAGAGCCTCCCGTCGTGCGTCCAGAGCCGGACGAGGGTCGTCGGGTCGTGCGCGAAGCCCCAATCGGCCCCGAAGTAGGGGCCCTGCCAGCCCTCGCCAGGGGTGAACTCGGCGACGCGCCACTTGCCCGCGAGCACCTGGGCGTCCGATCGGGCCCAGGGCTTCCCGCCCCAGACATGCGCGAAGGCCTCGGGATCGGCGCGGAGGAGGGCGTCGGCCTCCTCGCGGAGGACGGCGGGGAAGTAGGGGTTGTCACGGTAAGAGACGGACCGGATCGCCGAGCGCTCGGGGGGCTTGACGACGAACCGCTGATAGGTCGCGTCGGACTCGAGGGCGGGGTTGAACGAGACCCAGATCTCCGAGCCCGGCTTCCGGATGGTCGGGATTAGGACGCGCCAGGAATGGTCGGAGACGGCCTCGGCCTCCTCGACCCAGGCGACGTCGATCCCTTCGGTCGACTTGATCTGGGCGATGTCGCGGCGGAGCCCCTTGAAGAGGAACTCGGTCCCGTTACTGCCCAGGATGGCGGACTCCTGGATGGTGTAGAGGTTGCCCAGGCCCAGGAGCTCGATCTGATCGGCGAGGACGCGGTGCACCGAGTCGCGGATCGAGGCCTGATACTCTCGAGCGCATAAGATCCGGAGGGGCTGGGCGACGCCGTGCACGAGGAGCGCGCGCGCGAATTGCCAGGACTTCGCGGAGCCGCGTCCCCCGTAGGCGCCCCGGTACCGAAGAGCGCCGAGCGGGGGGTCGAAGAGATAGCCGAAGGCCGCCGGGGTCGGGACGGAGAGGGTCGTCACCGGTCGGGCGTGTCGTCCTGGCTGGGGGTCACGAGCTCGACGCGGATCGCGGACGGCGGGAGCTTGTCGCCGCCGGTCGTGTGGTCGACCGACTGCTTCGGCTTCCCGAAGGCGCGATCCAGGAGCGCCTCGGCGGCCCGGATGTCGCCCCGGACGGCCTTCGCGCGGAGGGCGAGGAGGGTCTGCTCGAGGGCGGTGCGTCCGTCCTTCTCGTCGGCCAGGATCTTCGCCAGGGCCTCGGAGATGTCGGGGAGCTTCGGGCGTCCCTTCGGGTTGCCGGACTGTCCCTTCTTGAAGCGCGAGTGCACGGTAGGCGGTGGGGTTGGCATCTGTCAGCCTGTTGCGAGCCTGAAAGGGTGAGATGACAAGGTAACGCGGCGGCCTGTCAAGGTGCCAGCCGGAAGCCGGGGTGCTTGAGGTCGAACCGGGTCCAGGCAATCGCGTGGTCGGTGCTTGTCGTCATGCGCTCGCCGTCGTGCTCGTAGTAGTTCCAGCCGCACATCGGGAGGTACACGGTCGTCGCGCCGTCCTTCAGGCATCGGACCCAGAAGTCATAGTCGAGCACCTGGGGGATGAGGCCATCGTAGCCGCCGACCGCGCGCCAGCGGGAGGCCCGGACGACGGAGGACTGCCAGATCTTATTCCCCTCGCGCATGGTCTCGAGGGTGATCTCACCAGGGGGACGGTAGAGCTCGATCGGCTCGCCGTCGTTATTGCGGACCCAGACGTCCGAGTAGGCGATATCGGCGCCGGTGCGGTCGAGGGTGTCAAGCGAGGCCTCGAGGTAGGTCGGCTCGAGGGTGTCGTCGTCGCCGAGGATGACGAAGTAGTCCCCGGACGCGATGGCGGCCAGGCTGTTCCAGTTGTTGAAGAAAAGCCCAGGGTCGGCAGAGAAGTTGACGAGGACCTGGATCTGGGTCATCGGGAGGGTCTGCGCGAAGACCGACGCCAGGGCGCGCGGGAGGAGGGCCCGCCGGTGCGAGGCGATGAGGACGGAGACGCGGATCTGCTTCACTCGTCAGGATCTCCCAGGGTCTCGAGGATCTGCGGCGGGGGTGCGGGGACCTCGGGGAAGGTCTGCTTCCAGTTCGCCTCGAGGACCTCGAGCGGGACCGCAATCGGGCGCGGGGTGTCACCTTTGCCGTTCATAGACCCATCCGGTGACGATCGTCGCGAGCGTCAGGAGAAGGAGGAAGGGAACCGTCAGGGCCAGGAGGGTGACGGTCAGGGCGACGTCAACGGCGGCGCGGAGTCGGGGCATAGACGGGCTCGGGATAGGATCGCTCGCCGGTTTGAGCGCATCGGATGTTGTGGAGGTAGATCGCGCGGGCATCGGTGCGGCCTTCGTCGCAGACGGGGCAGGGCTGGGTCACGCGTCCGCCTTCCGGATCTTCTTGACGCGCTTCGGCTTGGCGGGCTCAAGCTCGACCTGGCCGTCGGCGTAGCCTTTCGCGTAGCCTTCCTCGCGCGCCGACCGGGCGTCGGCATAGGCAACCTCGTAGCCGTCGGTCCAGCCCTTGAGGTAGTCGGGGCTCTTCTTGCCCGAGAGCTTCGGGGCGGCGGGGAACGCGCGATCGACCAGGAGGCCGATGAGGACGCCGATGGCCATGCCGAGTAGAACCGAGAGATAACTAAACATTGAAGCCCCCCTCCGGGTTGCGTCCGTGGATGTGTTTCGCGTAGCGCTCGCGATGGAACTCGAGCACGGCCCGTCGCCGCTTCTCGACCGTCGAGCTCGGCTGGGGGTTGGTCTGAATGTTATCGAGGCGGCGCTTGATCTGCTTCACGGCCTCCGAATGATAGAAGCGCACCTTCCGCCCGCCGAAGACGGCGACCTCGAAGGGGATGCGATAGCGGTCGATGAGGTGGCGGATCTGATTCTCGCGCGCGCCCAGGAGGACGGCGATCTCCGCGATGCGGCGCCAGCCCCGCTTATAGCGATACGT